GGCTTACTGGAATGCAATGTTAGACATTGTTATCGCATCAACGTAATCAGCCGCATTACCCAATGAACTTGCTGTGTTAGTAAGTTCTTTGTAACCATATCTTGTCATAAATGACACTACTGGTTCAAATGTGCTAGGATCCATTACTGGACCTGTTGACATTAATGGGATATAAGGACAATAGAATGCAGGAGCATCAGTTTCTGAAGACCCTTTGTAACCAACAAGGATTTTAGTCCCGTCAGCCGCATAGTTGTCTACAAATACTTTGATTGTTCCATTTAAAGTTCCAACAAACTTAGTGTTTGTAGGCGCTTCAAAAGAACCTTCAGTTGTTCTTGCAAATGTTGATGTAGAGGCACTTTGTAAAATAGTAAGTGCTTCTGGAGATACAACGATATAGTTACCAGCACCACGTCTTGTTCTAGCCGCGATTCTGTTAGCCGCTCTGTTGATCTCAATAGCCAATACAGCATGTCTGTCACCAACGTAAGTTTGTGTTCCAGTTACTGAATTAAAGTCTAGAGCTGTTCCAGACCCTGCTAAAGTTCTTAGTGAACCGATAATTTCTTGGTCGATTTCAACTACGATCTCTTGTGCTAAGGCTTGCATAATTTCTGCTTCAACGTCAACGCCGTGCATAGATTCTGCATCTTGAGCCGCCTCAAAAGTCCATCTTGCTGATAACCTTCTGGTTTTCGCTTCAACAGTTTCTTTTAAGATCTGAATGCTCATTTTTCTACCTGCATTTCCCTCTGCCGCCGCTGTAGCGTCAGGTGAACCTGCATAAGTACTAGCAAGTTTAAACGGACTTAAAGCCTCGTCACCTGCTGTTGCTCCACCACCAGTTTCAGAATATCTGACTCTTAGTGTATGGATTTGCCCTACTGGACCAGTCATAGGTTGTACACCTACTAGCTCGTTAGCAATAACAGAAGGCATAACCCTTCTAATTAGTGGTAACATTACCTTGTTTAATGTCGCTACTGAACCTGCACCTGTGGCACCTGCTGTTGCGGCCTCGGACAAATGTCTCTTTGTATTTTCGAGGACAACATCTAAAGAAGATTTTCTGTTTCCAGAAAGCCCTTCTAATAAAGCGTCTTTAGTTGCAGACCAGTTGCTTTCAAATAAGTTTGCCATTTTAATAACTCCTAATTATTTTGAAAGTCCGGCCAATTTGCGGATCATATCAATTTCTACTATATTATCCGCTATGTCATCGGCATCTGCTTTTATAACAACTGCCTTATCGCCAGTGTGCTCACTGACAACGGATTCTGACAATGTCTTCTTAACTCTCGGTGCTTCTCCATCCAATACTGAAGGTAAGTACTTATTAAAGGACTCTTCCAGTTTGTCTGTTTTTACACTTTCAAGTAAATCTGACATCAATTCTTTCTTCTCTTTACCTAGTGGTGCCATAAGACTGTTTAATGTATCCTTGCGGTTCATTTTGTCTTCTGCAACCCTTAACTTAGATTCAGTTAATTTAACTGCATCTTCTTTCTCAGCAATTACTTGCGTTGATTCATTAAGTTTTGTTTCCATTTCGATAATTTGTTTTTGTATTTTCTTGATCTCTTTTGCTTCGTTTAAGTAACTAGTACCATATTCGTTCGCAAATGCTTCAAAAATTCTACGACCAAAGTCGTTTTCACGTGCATTAGTGATGTCATCACGGAAAGATTTAACTTCATTAGTAATTACGGAATTAACAACGCCTTCGACCTTGTTTGCCGCTTTCTTAATGAAATCAATTTTGGCTTCTGCTAGTTGCTTCTTGCCTTCTTTAACCATTTTAACTTTCTGTTCCACAAGTCCTTTTTTGTCTTCGTGGAATTCTGATAGTTCACCAGCCAACTGCTCAGTTACAAAATTATCTAATTTTGTTACATGTTCACTTGTTCTGGTTCTATCTGCTCTTAGTTCTTTAACTTCTTTAGCAACCATTTCAGTTACAAATCTGTCTAAAACTTTAGCATGTTCACCAATTGCCTTCGTGTATTTTACTCTGTCGTTTGCAAGGGATTGTTTTTCTTCTGCAATTTGAGAAATTTCTGCTTCAACTTTTTCAGAGATGAAATTGTCAACTGCTTCTACAATCTGACTTTTGTCATGATCATATCGCTGTGCAAACTCTTCTCTAAGTTCTGCTGTAAGCTCTTCTCTTGCTTCTGAAACTTTACTTTCCCATGCTTCTTGAAGAGCGGATTTAACGTCTTCCGTTAGCTCTGCATTCTCAAGTAGTTCTGTAAAATTCACTGCCATAGTAGTCTCCTACTTATATTTTTAAATCATTGATGAAACCAGTGATTGCTTTCATCAAGTGTTTTTCTGCACTTTTATCATGTGTTAATGCTGAAGCGGTGTCAAACATCTGTGCGCCGCCCTGCATGTTAAATAAACTCTCATATATAGTCTTTGGGTAGGCGTCTGGGGCACTCGGTTGTGCCACAATGTCCACTGTTACAATATCGAAATCAGAAACTTGACCACTGTCATTAACGTTTCCACTTCCTCTACTGCTCACACCAAGTTTTGCTCCTGCCTTTAACAATGCTCTTGCAATGTTTCCCATAGGTGTTTCTATAATTTTAAGTTTGCCTAAACCGTTTGCGTCTTCACAATACAAATCTGTAATGATATGACTTACTCGGTCTAAATTTATTTGCAACTCTTCAGGATGATCTAAC